GTGCAACTCAAGCAGGTCAGAATGTGTACCAGAGTGACTATGCTAACCAAATGGCTGCATTAGCTGGCGCTCAAGGCGTAAGAGGCGAGGATATAGCTACACGTTTGTCTGCTGCTGGCATGGCTCCTGGNCTTGCTGCTGCTGACTANGCTGATCTTGATAGATTAATGGCTGTTGGTCAAGCTCAAGAAGGCTACACAGCGGCTCAACAGGCTGCTGATAAAGCTCGCTATGACTATACAGCTAATCTCCCGTATCAAACACTACAAAACTACGGTGCGTTTATCACTGGTTTGCCGCGTGGTGGTATCACTAAAGAATACGTTGCGCCTCAAACAGAAGCTGAAAAAGCTGCCGCTGCTGGTAGAACTACACAAACCAGCATGGGGCCTAGTTATCAGGACTACATTCGTAAATAAGGAATATTATGGCTGATCCAATTACACTAGCTGCTGTCGGTTCTGCAATGAGCGCTCCTGCTGCTGTTGCTGCTGCGACTCCTTTCACTATGGGTGCTATGGGTGCTGCTGGCGCTGCTGGTGCTGCTGGTGCTACTACTGCCGCTATGGGTGCAGGTGCAGGTGCGCTTGGCACTATGGGCGCAGTAGGCGCTAATCCACTAATTACAGCAGGAACTAATGCTGCACTAGCAGGAAATAGTTTGTTAAGTACGGCTGGAAATGCTGCTGCTGCAAATATTATTCCTACTCAAGCGTTCCCTGCTGCTTTGTCATCAGCTAATCCTGCATTTGTTGGCCCACAGACATTTATGGGGCCACAAGCGCCAACAATGATGCAGTCTGCTATTAACACAGGTCAAAATATTCAAGGATTGATGTCTGAGAATCCTGCATTAACTAGCGTGGCTAAACAAGCTGCTGGTGGAATGATGCAGCCTCCACCACCACCTAAAGTATTGCAAGCACCACCAATTCAAAGCGGTCAATTCGCTCCTGTAGACTTTATGAGCTTACTTAGCCAAAAGCCACCACAGATGCAGCGTCGCACTTCACTGTTAGGATAATTATGGCAACTCAACAAGAACTTGATGAGCTTTATAGTACTTTTCCATCATCACAACCTTCTGGGTTGACTGGATTTGCACAGAATATCTTTGGCGCGGTTCCTACTTACTACGAGGGATTACTTGGCCCTGCTGAGACACAAGCGCTGCAAAAGAGATCGACTAATCAAGGCTTGTTAGGCGCTGCTATCGGCTTGCTAGGCGGTATGGGTACTCGAGGCACTACTGCTGCACAAAACATCGCTGGCGCTCTTAGTGGTGGTATGCAAGCCTCACAGGGTGCTATTCAGCAAGGTTTGACTAATTATCAGATGCAACAACAATTAGCACAAACTAAGATTGCTCAAGATCAAGCTGCATCATTACGCGCTGACGTTGCTAAAGTTATGCAAATGCCAGAGGTTCGGAATAATCCTGCATTGATTGCTTCTTTGCGTGCTGATCCTGCTAAGACTTTGGCATGGATTAATGAAAACATGGCTGTTAGCCAAGCATATCAACCGCAAGCTCCACAACAACAAGCTCCACAAGCACCAGGCGCAGTAACGTCTATGGTTGAGCCTCCACCGCAACTAGATGGAAAAGCGTTACCAGTAGTGCCAGTTACGGCAACAAGGTCTAAAGTAGAAACAGAGATAAATAGACTATATACAGCTAATCAGCGTCTTACTGGATTGCCAGGTACGACTGCACAAAATGCCATTAAGAGTAACTTAGATCAAATTGCTGCACTTCAAAAGCAATTAATGAAAGAAAGTGTGTCTGAATTTGATTTTAATGGCATTAAAAATGCGGTATCTCCTGATCTATTGCCACAAGTTAATAACTTACAACGTCTTGCTGAGACAGGTCAGATTACGGCAAAAGACTTGCAGGATGGTCTGAAAGATATTCAAAAAGCTGATTATGAATTTAAAAATAGTCAGCGTGATTACACTAAAGAATCTGTCAGGATTGCTGGAAAAATGTTTCCAAATGTTCCATTTAATTCACTTAATCCGCAGCAACTTGGTGAATTAACGGATGAGATGGATAAGCGTGAAATTGCTAAACGCAAAGCTGGTGCAACTAATGTAAGCGTTAGCACAGGTAAGGCATTTGGTACTGAGTTTGGTAAAGGTGTTGCTGAATCAGTAGGCAATACATTTTCTGCTGCACAAGGCGCTCAATCAACTCTTAGTGCGATTCAGAATATTCGCCCATTGATTCAATCTGGTGTATATGCAGGCCCATTGAGTAGTGTTCCTAGAGTAGTAGATCAATTAGCTACAAGTCTTGGGGTAACTGGTAAAGATAATAGCGAAAAACTTAAAAATACCGCTGTTGCTATGCAAGGTCTTGCAAATCTTGAGTTGTCTGCTGCACAAGCAATGAAAGGTCAAGGCGCAATTACTGAAAATGAGCGTGGTTTGATTAAGCGTGCTGCTGCTGGTGACTTGCAGACATTTACACAGCCTGAAGTATTGGCTCTGCTTAATGCTCTTGAGAAAACATCGCAATTTAAGATTAAAGCACATGAGAAAAACTTAGGAAGATTGCGTAATCGTCCTGATACTGCTGATCTCGCTGACTTTTATTCGCTAGAGCAGCAAGCTCCAGCAGCACCATCTGCTCCTACTGGCGTAAGAAAATATAATCCTGCGACAGGGAGACTTGAATAATGGCAAAAGTAATTGATGTGCCAGGTCAAGGATTAGTTGAGTTCCCTGATTCAATGTCAGATGAGCAGATTGTTGCGGCTATTCAAAAAGTATCTACGCCACAGCAAACTACTCCTATGCAAGACTTCACTCGTGGAGCTGGTTTGGCCGCTAGAGGCGCTGCGCCTGTTGCTGCTGGTGCTGGAGCTGGATTCTTGGCTGGTGGCCCTATAGGTGCGGTTGCTGGTGGACTTGCATTGCCATTAGCTGAAATGGCTACACAAGGCGCAAATATAGTTCTACCTAAAGGTATGCAGATACCATCACCATCTGGTGCGGTTGAGGGATTGCTTACAAAGTTAGGTTTTCCTGTTGCACAAAATACTAGTGAGCGAGCAATTCAAGCTGCTGGTGGTGCTTTAACTGGTACTGCTGGTCAATTGGCTGCATTGCCAAGCGTCGCTAAGACTGCTGCTACAGAGTTTGGTAGGGGTATGGCTGGAACATTAGCGCAACAACCTGGTCGTCAATTGGCTGCGGCTGCTCCTGCGGCTATGGCTGCTCAAGCTACTGGTGAGTCTTTTGGCCCTGTTGCTGGTCAACTTGCTGGTGCTGCTGTAGGCGCTCCATTTGGTGTTGGCGTAAAGGTTCCTGGCGGTGTATCAAGAGAGCAATTGGCAGTTCAATCTAATGCCGCATTTAGACGCGCTGAAGAATCTGGCATTGCTTTAAATCCTTTTAGATTTAACAAGCAGATGGGTGATATATCTGTTGATCTTCGTAATGAAGGTTACACGCCTACTGCTTATCCTAAAGTTGAAGCAGCTATCAAAGAATTGACGCTTAATCCTAGACCAAAGGATTTTGTTGAGTTACAGGCTTTACGTAAGATCATTACAAATGCACAAGCTAGTATTGATCCTGCTGAAAAGCGCATTGCCACTATCTTAAAAGATAAGTTTGATGATTATGTATTAAATGCACCAGATAAAGATGTTATGGCTGGTGACGCTAAAAGTGGCGCTGAAGCATGGAAACAAGCACGAGGTGAATACTCAAAGCTAATGAAGGGTGAAGTATTTGAAAAGATGCTTGAGAACGCTCAATTAGACGTTAGTAAGTTTACGGCATCTGGCTCTGAAAATTCACTTGCACAGCAATTGCGCCAGTTAGCTAAAAACGATAAGAAGATGCGCTTGTTTACCGCTGGTGAAAGAGATGCAATTAAGGCTGCTGCTAAAGGCGGCAATACTCAAAACCTTCTTAAATTCTTTGGTAGGTTTGCTCCTACTGGCCCAGTAAGTAGTATGTTTTCTGGTGGCGCAGCAGTATATGAGCCTACTATCGGTCTGCCAATAGCTGCTGGTGCTACTTTATCAAGAATAGCAGCGACTAAAATGAGACAAGGAAGTGTCGAGGATTTGGCTAACATGATGCGCTCCGGTGTAATGACTAAGCCACCAGCCTCGCCTTATCCTGCTATTACCGCAACTCGTGGTCTGCTTTCTCCACAGATTAGTTCTGAAGAACTCCAACAAATTTATGGTGGTCAATAATGGCAAAGACAAAGATTAGTGAATTCGACACAGACCCTGCGTTAAATACTGACATTGACAGTATTAACATTGCAGAGGGATGCGCTCCTAGTGGCATTAACAACGCTATTCGTGAGCTTATGTCGCAACTCAAGAATCAGCAGTCAGGTACAGACGGCGATAGCTTTACTGTTGGCGGTAATCTTACTGTTTTGGCTCAAGGTGATGTCAGACTATCAGATGCTGACTCATCTAACTATGTTGCATTGCAAGCACCTACTACGTTAGCTGCAAACTATACGCTGACAATGCCTACGGCTGATGGCACAAGCAGCCAAGCTATTAAAACAGATGGCGCTGGCACATTGTCATTTGGAAATTGCGTTTCAACTGTAGGCTGGACAGGCGGTATCGTATCTGTAGCTACAGCGACAACTACTCCTGCGCTTACTGTTGCAGGTACGTCTGGCGGTGTTCCATATTTTAGTAGTGGCTCAACTTGGACATCATCTAGTGCATTAACTGCAAACGCTATTGTCGTTGGTGGTGGTGCTGGCGCTGCTCCTGCTACAGTTACTACTGGCACAGGCGTAGTTACTGCTTTAGGTGTTAACACAGGCTCCGCAGGTGCTTTTGTGGTTAATGGGGAACTAATACCAGCAACAAATGGCGGCACTGGATTAACTACTCCTGGCACTAGCGGTAACTTCCTGCAATCAAATGGATCAACATGGATTAGCACAGCAGTCACACCTAGTATTTCATTAGTTGTTTCAAGCAGAACATCTAATACAATATTAGGGTCGTCTGATAACAGTACATTAATTAATGTAACCAGTGGAACTTTTACGCAGACAATATCTGCTGTTTCAGGTTTAGCTGCTGGTTGGTATTGTTATTATAGAAATACTGGCACTGGTGTAGTTACAATTGATCCTAATAGCTCTGAGCTTATTGGTGACGCAACTACTGCTGTATGTAATCCTGGTGATATTTGGCTAATTCAATCTACTGGCACTGCGTTTCTTCTTAGTCGTTTAGCTGGTTCTAATTCTGTTGTTTATACATCTGGCTCTAATACATTTACCGTACCTGCTGGTGTGTATCGCATTTATGCTGAATGTTGGGGTGGTGGTGGTTCAGCATCACAAGCTCAAGGAGCAGGAGCTGGTGGTTATGTAGCAGGTTGGATTAATACAACTCCTGGTAGTACGATAACTGGAGTAGTTGGAGCTGGTGGGGTAGTTGGTGTGCCACCCCCATCAAGTCCTGGTGGTTCTGGAAATGACACTACATTCTCTACATTTACTGCTGGTGGTGGACAGTATGGTAGTGCAAACGCAACTGGTGGATCAGCATCTGGTGGAACTATTAACATAGTTGGTGGTAATGGGTCATCAATGTCAGCAAATGTTTATACTACCGCTTATGCAGTAGGTGGATCAGCACCGAGAGGCGGCTCTGGATTTTCTGGAATTACTGGTGGTAATGGTGCGATACCTGGCGGTGGTGCTGGATGTGGTGCTGGTAGTACAGGAGCCTTTACAGGTGGTAGAGGTCAAATTAATGTTTGGTGGGTATAACTATGTCAGACATCAATCCACAGGAATTTGGCGCATTGCAAGCAGATGTTAAGACATTAACGGCTGAGATACACTTACTTCGCAAAGAGATGGCTGACGTAACTGCTATGCTTAATCAAGGTAAAGGTGGTCTATATACGGTCATCTTTGCTGCTGGCGCACTTGGCTCCGTTATTACTTTAAGCGTTAAAAAAATATTCGGAGATTAACGTGGACCCTTTGACTATCGGCGCAGCGGTTGCTATCGCTAAGACTGCTGTAGCCGGAGTTAAAGAGTTAATCTCTTTAGGTCACGAAATTCAAGACTGCTATCACGACATAGCTACCTTTTTCGATAAGCAAACAGAAGTAGAGCTTGCTGTCATCGAGCAAAAGAAACAGAAGATACAGGCTGCTAAAGAAGGCAAGCCACAGCGTAGCGCTACCGCAGAGGCGTTAGAAGCTACCTTTGCACATAGAGAGATGATCCGGCTAGAGAAAGAGCTTAAAGAGGCTCTAATCTACGGTAGCCAGGAGTCAGGTCTATACGACGAGATGTGTCATCGTCGAGATGCAATTATCCTAGAACGAAAACAAGAGATCGAAGATGCAGAGCGTGAGGAACGTATGCGTCTGGCTGAAATACGTCGCAAGAAAGAGCAAAAAATACAGAATATTCAGGAATGGTTAGCTGTAGTGCTAGGCGTTTCTATTAGTAGTTTCGTAATGTATGCAATATGGTGGATGTTTAAAAACGGGGGTAAAGACTAATGATGACCTTAATTACTACGCTAATCTCTTTTCTATCTGGTGGCCTACCAAAGTTACTGGATTTCTTCCAAGACAAACAAGACAAGAAGCATGAGTTAGCACTTGCTCAATTGCAGATGGCACAGCAGCTAGAGATGGCTAATAAAGGCTTTGAGGCTCAAGCGCACATTGAGGATATTAAGACAGAGCAGATAGGCATCCAGACGCAAGCAGATGAGCGCATAGCGTTGTATTCTCACGACATTGAGATTGGTAAGGGTGCATCGCAGTGGGTTGTTAATGCTCGCGCTATGGTGCGTCCTACGATTACTTACGGTCTATTTTTATTGCTAGTTGCTATTGACATTGCTGGTGTTTGGTATGCCTGGACGCAAGATGCTCCGTTTAAGGAGATGATGGCGCTAGTTTGGGATGACGACACGCAAACGATTTGGGCTTCTGTTATAAGTTTCTGGTTTGGTACACAGGCGTTTAGCAAGAAATGAAAGTAAGCGACAAGGCACTTAAAACCATAATTCATCATGAGGGTGTTAGATATAAGCCATATCTTTGCCCTGCTGGTCTATGGACTGTCGGTGTAGGCCACGTTTTATATCCCAAACAGGGACTATTACCAGTGGCTCAAAGAGGCTCTATTGGGCTGCGTGTTGAGGACTTTAGACAGTTTACTAAGGATGAGGTAGATGCGATTCTTAAAGCAGACTTGCAGCGTTTTGAGCGAGGCGTACTACGTTATTGCCCTAATTCTCTTACTCAAGGGCAATTCGATGCTCTCGTCTCTTTTAGCTTTAATGTAGGGCTAGGTACATTGCAGCGTAGTACGTTGCGCCAAAAACACAA